CCGGTGTCCATAGGCGCTTTGCCACACCTCGCACACCCACCCGCCATCGATGCACCGCTGCCAGCCAATGCCAGCGGGCGCTGTAAGCCCGTGCGCCGCCCATGCGCGGGTTTTTGCCGGGTGTTCCAGCACCCCGCCGAACTTGCGCACGGACTCAAGCGCAGAAGCAAAGCATCCGCCGTCGTTTCCGGGTCGGTTGTGTTCTCCACCCCACCGCTTGTAATTGATCGGTGCAAACGCGCCCCACAACTGGCAGGGCGGGTGCGCAACAACCGGCCACGGCCCACGGTATTTGCGGGCGTCACGCTGTTCCGGCCATGCGTCAATTCCTGGCAGTCCTGCATAGCATCCATCCGGTTGTACAAATATCGCGGCAACGTGAGTCATAACAATTCATTCAAGCCGACTGCGCCCCGGCTTGGCTTCGTATGTGTGTGTTCTGCCGCAGCGCAGCGGCTTAACTCAGGTGTTATTAAGTTTGTCTATTTCTTCGATAGATTTAATAATTTCAATTAATTTTAGAGTTATATTAGCTTGGTCGCGTTCTGGATTATAAATAAGATCGCCAGTTTCAATTAAAGCTATAAAGTCTCGTAATCCGTCTATAAGATTAGTGAAGATTTTCTGGTCTATCATGTCCATTAGTAGCCTCCTGTTTTATGTCCAATTTTGCTAAAATGTGCCCAGTAAGTGTGGAAACAAGCGTGCATAAAATAAGCAAATTTTTATTGCCGTCATATTTATTTAAAATATCCACGATTGTTCCAATATCAGGAGAAAGCTCTTCTTTAAGAGCTTCAAGTGATTTTTTCTGCTCTTCTTCCGCCTGCAAGCACTTCATAATTAAAATGTTTGCTTCTACTCCTAGATTCATTATTGATTTTATTACATCGAATTCAGACATGTTTTTTCCTTATATAGTTAGGGGTCACCATGCGTCGTTTGGCCTCACTGCCCACAACGCAAGCCCCCCTAGAAGTAGGTGGAAAATCCACCCGCCATAATATTAAAATTGATATAAAATTAATTATTGAAAGAATGAGTAAGCTCATAAGACCTCCAAGCTAATCACTGCCGTTGTCTTTTTAAATTGTTCATAAAGATTAGAATGAAGAGAACTAAATGTTTTAGCGTCAAATGTCCTCCGCTCTGTCATGCGGCGAAAGACCTTTTCTCCAGCAATTACAAGCTCTTCCAGCCCTGTTTGGTCTAAAAGATTGTTGATTTTGTCCTTAATTTTGTCCTCTTGTTTTTTAAGGAAAGCTATCTGTTCACGAATGGTTTTAAGCTCTAAGATTGGATTGACTCCAAGCATAATTTTTTCTGCTAGCATGTTATCCCCCTGATTAATTGGTTTATAATAATTCTAATATTATTTTTTTAAATTTTGGACCAAGTGTTGTTCGACTAAAAGCATCCTCTACACCAAACAACTTTGCTTGCCTAAGCACCCACTCAATTTGCTCTGGTAAATTTGAATAAATTCCTGCTTCTTCGTACATGTTTATTTGTTTTAATTTTTCTATTATTTGTTTGTTCATTTTTTACATCAATACGTTTCATTTTTATTTTCTCCTTTTTTTTTCGCTACGCTTTATTGCGTCTCGCTTCGCTATGTTTCACGCGATTATGAAAACACTATAAACCTATCGTTAGGTTTTGTCAATAATAAATATTAAATAAAATGAACAAATAAAAATTACTATTGTAATTCAACAGGATAAATGATTAAATAATTTTATTATGAATAAAATAAAAGCAGGAAGACCAACAAAAATGACAGATTCTCTTGTAAAAAAATTAGAAGAAGCGTTTTTGCTGGGATGTACTGACGAAGAAGCGTGTTTCTACGCTGATATCACTCGCCAGACTTTAACTAACTATCAGAACGCAAACCCTGATTTTTTAGACAGAAAATCTGCGCTGAAACAAAATCCGTTTTTTAAAGCGCGCGCAGCATTGATAAAATCGTTTAATGACAATCCAGAATTAGCGCTTAAGTATCTAGAAAGAAAGAAGAAAGATGAGTTTTCTTTGAAGCAAGAATTTGAAGTTACAGTCGATGTCGGAGACAAGCTAAGAGAATTTCTTTCAGAAAACTAACTAGTTAGTTAATTATGATTATTACAAAAAATGGAAAAACGATCAATGTAGACATGTCAAATGATCGAGCAAATGCAATGCAGCTCGTTATTAGCAGTTATCATGAGTTTAGAAAGCGCATCTGCGGCTACAAAGACTTTGAGCCATTTCACCAACAGCTACTCGACCCAAAGCTTACCAGCAATTCTAAATATAAGCTTATCATGATTCCGCGTAATCACCAAAAGTCATCGGCAATTATGGCTTATGTGCTTTGGCGTATTATCAAAAACCCAAACTTGTCCATACTCTATGAGTCTTCTATTTATGAGCAAGCAAGACGTTATCTGAGTGAAATGAAAAACATCATAGAGTCAGAGCCATGGAAGCTTATCTTTGGCGATTGGAAAGGGGCGGTTTGGAGAGACTCAGAAATACTCATCAACAAGCGCAAACTATTCCAGCCAGCGCCCACCATCTCAACCAGCGGTATTGATAAAACTCAAACCGGACAGCATTACGACATGATTGTGGCGGATGATATTGTTGACGAGCATAACAGCAAGACGCAAGACATGCGTGAGAAAGTCATTGACCGCTACACGCAATATCAATCTCTCCTGCGTCCAGGTGGGGAGTTAATCATTACTGGCACTCCCTGGGATGAAGAAGACCTGTATGGCTGGTTGCACAAAGACAAACAAGCCAAGATCTTATCACAATTTGAAACTCTACGCTTTGGGGCATACGATGAACATGGACAAATCCGATTTAAAAAGAAGTTTTGCGAAACCATTGAGGAAGAAAGTTATCCTGAAAATAAAGGGAAAAGATCATTCGAATCACTCAAGATCCAGCTCGGGCATTACAAGTTCTCATGCAACTATCTGTGCTACCCACAGCGCGGTGATGAAGCAGAATTTAAGAATGCTTGGATTAAAAGAAGTACTCCGCAAGATTGTCTTCGTCGCTTAGAAGAAGTACCTGGCCGTGTCTATATCTTTATTGACCCAGCACTTGGCCGAGAGAATAGCGTTGACCCCTGTGACGTGGGCATCATCGTAGCGCATTTCATGCCTAACAAGATGATTGACGTCTTAGACGATTTCACAAACAGAATGACTCCAGGTGACACTATTGAGATTGCACACGTGCTCGCAAGTAAATACGTAAACTACACTGATGTAGAAGTCTTCATAGAAGATGTAGGATTTCAAGGCGTATTGATTAGCCAGCTGAATGAACGTAGGCAACGTGAAGGCGTCTATTATCAAGTAAGCCCAGCTCGACCCCAGGGGGACAAAGAAAGACGCATTAGAGCGCTATTCCCATTCTACCAGTTCGGACAGGTAAGGCATTCCGACAACATTAAAGGTAAGAAGCTTGAGAGCCAGCTTATAAGATTTCCCCTCGATCGTTTACGTGATGCAGCAGACGCATTCAGTCAATTTACCTATCTGCTGAATTGGCCTATGCAAAAAATTAAGGAAGAACCAGACTATATCAAAGACATACCTGTTTCACGCTATACCATGCGGGCGCATCCAAATAAAAAGAAAGAAGAGCAAGCTAGCGGTGAAGTGTCTTACATGGGCAAAACCAGAGGCTCTCTCTACGATTATTCTTAGTAGTCTATCCCCCTTATCCCCCGCTTTTTATATTAATGGAATACTTTTTTATTAAAGTGACCATATATATATTGTCATGACCATATGTTTTTGCTAATATTGTAAAAACTAAGATAAAAAGGAGTTTTTGCATGCAAGACGAAGCTAAGGGCACATTTCCTAAAAAGACTGCAAATTCTGGCACTAGACCTGCTAGACCTTCCGATGTTTCCAGCCAAATCAAAGGGCCTCGTTCTAAAGTGGACGGCGGCGCTAAGTTTCCTACCACCATTCGCCCTGGCTCAACTCCCTCTAAATACAAATAAGGAGCGTTATGATTTTTGCACCGATAGCGTACAAAAAGACCGCTAACCTTTCAAATACAGTAACTAATTTGGGCAATGCTCCTAGCACTACACCCGGATATAATTTTTGGGGTTACGAAATAGATAACACTTCAAATGCTTCTACTACTTATCTTCAATTATTTAATCTTCCAGCTTCTCAGGTAACGCTTGGTGTTACTGTTCCAGATCTTGTGTTTGCGTGTGGCGCAAGTTCTGCGCGTGGTTTTGGTTATGGGCCACAATTAATTTTCGATAAAGGCATGTCGGGTGCAGTTACTACGACTAAAAACGGCAGTACGGCCCCAGGCGTTGCATGCGATGTAACCATCTATTTTGAGGGCAAATAATGTTTGGAGGATCTAATTCAGGCAATCCATCCATTGTCACAGATTTGCAAATAGCTGGAGTTTTGCAGGTGGAGGGCACCGTTAGTTTTTTTGGTGTAACGCCAGTTGCACAGCAGCCAGGTGGCCCTCAGTCGGCAGGTGCAAAATATGGGGCAACCGAGCAAGATATGCTTCAAACTGTTTATGACACGTTAAGAATATTTGGACTTTTAAGCTAAGGGGCAAAATGTTTGGTGGATCAACTACAGATTTAGCAGGAACTGCGGATTTATACACTAATGCAAACCCTACATTAGTGACGTTAGGAGGTATTCCTGCGGGTTCTACATTTGATCACAGGAGTATGCAACAAATGTGGGATGCGTTGCTTTATCCTTATCAGGCACCAACTGTAAGCTTAGTGCTTAATCCTGCTGCTGGGACTTACGAAGTGGGAGTAAGCATTGCAGCACCTATTTTAACTCCGACTACAACAAGGCGCTCTAATTCTATTACAAGTTTAACATTGAGCCGTTCGGGTACTGGTTTAATTCATACTTACCCAAGTCCAAACCCTGCCGGTGGCACAGAGGCGCCTTATACTGACGTCTCTGGAGCAGTGACTAGTAACACGACTTACACGGCTACGGTTGGTGATGGAACTTCAACAGGCAATGGCACAGCAAGTTATGTGTTCCAAACAAAGATTTATCATGGTGTTAGCAATACGGTAATTAATACTGGCGCAGGAATCATGGCCAACTTTGCGGCTAGTGGTGTATTTGCGACTGGTCGTGCAGCAACTTATAATTTTGACGCTAGCGTAGGTACGCCCCCAAACTATCTTTATATAGCATATCCGGCAACGTACGGTCCAGCGTCACCGGCATTACCTCCAAGCACATTTGGGGGTTTTGCTTTTAGTGATTTTACGAGTGTGACTAGCCCACTTACTAACGCAAGCGGGCACACTGAAAACTATATTATTTTAAAAACTAATTTTGCTTATAACGGGCCAAGCTACACTTGGGTGATTTTATAATATGTCAGCAATTCCAGGCACAAATGTTGGGGCTCCAGTAGTTCCTTATGACACGACAGACGCTAACCCGTCTCATGTAGATGTGTGGGGTCAAGGTGGGGCTAAGTCAGTTTCATCTATTGCTGAAAGAAATGCAATTGCGTCAACACGTCTAAAAACAATTGGTGGCGATCTTGTTTTCGTTACTGCTCCAACAAATATCACTTATAGATTAAAAGCGGGTTGGCCTCTTAGTCCTCCTTCTCCTGGCGATTCAACAACTAATTCAGATTGGGAAGTCGCTGTAGGTGCAGGCGGTGGAATAAGTGGAACTGGTTTAGCTAATGCTATTGGGATTTGGCAGTCGTCAGGAACAATGGGTTACGATCCTGATTTTGGAAGAGACCCAGCGACTGAGATTAGTTATAACAACGCTGGTTATTCTGTTGAATACGGAGTTGATACTATTCGTTATATTAGCCCAACAGGAAGCGATTCGGCTGATGGGTTAACAGCCGGGACAGCGTGGCAGACCCCTGGCCATGCAGTGTTTCAAAGACCAATCAATGGCCGTGGAAAATACCAAATTATTTGTGCGGCTGGGACTTATTCATTAGCAGGGATAGCGATACCAACTGGTTTTGGGATGTACGATTCTCCGCAATATGGGAATTCATTGATTGAGTTTGTTGGGGATACTGTAACACCGACAAATGTTGTTTTTGATAATAACGGGACCATTATTTATCATAATGCGCCGGGCGTTTCAGTGAGATTTAGTGGAATAACGTTTACTGGAAGCGGTGCCAATGTTTGCATTCAACAAACAGCCGGGGTTATTTATATCCATTCATGCGTTTTTGATAATTTTGACCAATTAGCAGAAATTAGCTATCCATCCTCTGTGTTGCAGTTAGAGATTGGGTCAACAATATTAATTACTAATACTAACACAGGATTTGTTGCGCAAGCTGGCGCAGTCATTGTTTCTAGCGCTGATGTGACAATGACATTACCAATGGGCGGGACTGGTCTGTTTAGAGCCTATACTGGTTCATTGGTGGCAATGATTGGCTCTAATGTTTATTCAGTTACTGGAAACACTTCAGGGTTTACATTCCAAGGCGACTTAGGAATATGGCAAATGGGTTATGGCAATCAGTTTGATATTGATTCCATTGCTGGCCTAATGTTTTTAGATAACAAATCTTTTTGTACAAACAATGGTGGATGTTCAGTAAACATTATTAACTGTATTGAATTTTTTGATGTAAGAGGGGAATCTTTTTTTAAAGATTCTTCCGACACAGTATGGACGGTTGGAGTTGCGCCAAGCGGAGTAGTGCTTGGTAGCGGAGGCCATGTTGACAGCAAGGCATTAGTAAATGGTGTAACTCCTTTAATTGATTACATTACTTATTTCACTGATACAACTGCAAGATATTCTTTAGATGCAAGATATACTGATAAGCCAGCTTTTACAGCAATAGGTGTGCTTCCAGGTGGGTATATTGCAAATTATCTATCGTGGAGAGGTGTAACTTCAGCCGAAGTTCCTATTTATAGATGTAAGGGTGCTGCGATTTTAAGTGGTATTTCCGTTTATACTAGAGTGGGAAATGGCGCGAGTCATACGGATATTTATGAGGTTTATATTAATGGAGCGCCAGCACCAACACCATTTGGAGTTTCTATTACAAACGGAAATAGTGCTATTGATTTTAATGGGACCAATATTTTAGCGGCAGAGGATAGATTGTCTATTGTTTTCACATCGGATGCAGCCACTTTAGCAGAAGATATTACTGTCGAATTAACAGTAAATATTTTGGAGTAATTTGGATGGAAATTAATGAAATGAAAAATTCGGTTGTGAATTTGTCTAGTATAACTTTGTCTAAATTGCTCTATTTGGAGTTTGGGCAAATAAACCAATCTTCACCAAGTATAAATTTGACAAGCACTGGAACTACAAACATTTTTACTGTTCCATCAAATGTGACCGGCTTTGATGTTTTTTTATTTAAAATTAGAATGTATGGGGCCAACACTACGGGTAGTTTAATTATATCAATAGGAACAAATAATCCAACTTATGACAACATGGTTCCAATTACAACACTTACAGGTTTTAACACAATTGGAGATTTATGGATTATTCCAGTTTCAGGTAAAACAGTAAGAGCGGTTGCGTCTGATAACATTACAATAAATGTTTCTACATCTGTGACAGGTCCTGGAGCTCTTGCTAATGTTTATATGTATGGAGAAATTATTCAATGATTGATTTGTTTAATAAGTCGCGTCTTAAACAATTAGAGTTTGCGTTAGAAAGCCAAGCGCAAGAATTAAAAGAAAAAGAATCTTACGTTAAGATTTTAGAAACAAAGCTCGCGTATCAAGAAGGCGAATTAAAATCAAAATATGAACTGATTGAATCGCTTAAGTCTCAACTAACCAGGGAAATTGAAGAAAGAGAAAAAATTCAGAAAGCATTCTTATTTCAACCAGCTAATCAATTTAAAGAAGAAATAAATGGGATGTTTTTAGAAGATGAAGAAATTCTCAAGCAAATGAAAAAAGAATTTTCAGGGTTAGAAGAGGGTGAATTGTGAGCGAATCCGCAACCAATGGAAATGCAACCAATGCTTCGTTTGATCCGTCTGTAGATAGTCTTCAAGGAAGAAATCCTTGGGATGACAGTATTCTACGTGGCCTTGTTTTGCTTAAAAGATCAAACTCTAAAGCTAAGCGCCAAAAGCTTGCAAGAGATTGGTTTCGTGCAGAGCTTTTCTATAATGGAGTCCAATGGATTACCTTCGATAAAGGGCTTAAACGTTGGCGTGAAATTGGGCTTAAGAAAACCACTCCTACTCCGGTTACTAATACTTATGCTTCCTACTGCGATGTATTTACGTCACTGCTTGCTTCTGTGCCGATCGATGTTTCTTATCGTCCGCTCAACTCCGCGTCTGAGATTGATCGCATCAAAATGGAAACCGCGAACGATCTTACGGAAGCAATTAAAGAAGTTGTCGATTTGAATGCAGTGCAACGGTCCGCTGCGCCAAAAATTGTAAGACAAGGAGAAGTTTTCTTAATCCCAAGACTTGTTTTAGATGGTATTACTATTGAGGAAGAAACTCCTGAAAATCCAGCTATAGAAGCAATGGCTGGTCATGCTCCTGCGCAAGCTCAATTACCTTCTCCGACATTTAGTATCATGAACCCAGAAGAGCCACCCGCTCCGCCTCCTCTAGGTCAAGGCCTAGGGGCTTTGCTTGGGCCATTGTTTAACAAGGTTAATCCTGGACAATATCCCGAGCAGTCTCCACCGGCGACAGAGTCTCTGATGGGAGAGTCTCAAGAGAATCCATTACAGGAATTGCAAGAAGAAGTGCAGCAATCGCCACAAATTCCAAAACTGGTAGTGGATGTGTCGTCTACTTTTGAATGCTACATGGACGAAGAGTCGGACGGTTTAGAAGACTCAGCGTTTTTTATTCGTGAGCGTAGTTATGATGTGGGCTCGCTTAAGAAAATGTTCCCACAATTTAAAGATAAGATTGCTCCTAGTCAGCAAATTTCTGGAGACATTTCTCGTTACTATGCTGGCTCATTAAGCAGGCTAACCAGTGGTGAGTTTGGTAATAGTGGGTATTTTATTAGTGATGGAAGCCGTGGTAATAACCGAGCAAACTTAATCGAATTCTGGCTAGATCCATGCGATAATTATCCCAATGGAATTTATTTAATGATGATTAATGATGAGTTAATCGTTCATAAAGATGAATTGCCTTATTTTGATGAGCAAGGAAAGCATTTTAAAAACGTTGTTCAAATCAGAGCTAAAAGACGTACGAAAAACTGTCATGGTCGTACGCCGATGGATGACGCCATTCCAAAACAAATTCAGCGTAATAAGTTAGAAAGTTTTATTGAGCTAATCATTTACCGAATGGCTGCTCCGCATTGGTTATTGCCAAAAGATTGTGGAATCACTGCAATTAGTGGCGAGCCAGGGACTTCGATGAATTACAATAGGGTGCCAGCATCTCAAAATGGAGTGCTGAAGCCTGAAATGATACCTGGAATTCCTCCGCATCCTGTTGTCATTCAATGGCTACAAAAGATTGATCAAGATACTGAGAAAATTTTGGGGATCACCGAGGCGCTCTTAGGAGAAATCCCAAGCGGTTTACCCGCTGCACGAGCTTTAGAAATGGCTTTGCAGCGTTCTAAAGAGCGTCACGGAGATATTTTCTACGAATGGTCGAGTAAGTTTGCTGAATGCTTAAACATGCTTTTAAAGATTGTAAGGCAAACAAAGCCTGTCGATCTTTATCATACTGTAAAAGAAGATTATGGCGGGTTTAAGCTACGTGTGTTTAGTGAAGGCGACTACGATCTAAACTTAAACATTATCCCAGAGACTCAGCAACCAGCTCCTCCTCGTTCCACGGCTAGTGAGATTTCTTTAATCCAAGAATTTGGTGAAATGGGTATTTTCCAAATGCCGCCTAACGTTCAATACGAGTTATTGAATCGCTTTGGGTTGGAATATCTTAATAAATCGATGGAGTCGGATAAGGATTATATTGCGCGTGAGCACTATCGTTTAATCAACGAGAGAACTGCACCTGTAGTACAAACATTCGACAATCATCCATTGCATTTAGAAGACCACAGAATTTTCAGACAATCAGACAAGTTTGAAGAGTGGGCAAAAATGAACCCACAGCTTGCCGCTGAGTTCGATGAGCACATGATGGCACATCAAAACATGATGATGCAGCTTCAAGCGCAAGCACAAGCGGCTCAACAACCGCAGCAACAGCAAGCACAACCACAGCAACCAACCCCTGTCAGGATGGCAGGTTAACAAAAGGAGACCCGTATGGGCGAAGAGAATCAAGAGTTTGAAATTAATGCTGGAGAGGAAATCCCAGCGCAAACCGAAGCACAAGATCAATCAGATACCGCTTCTACTGTAACAAGGGAAGAACGCGCGCCTCAAGTCGATTACTCGGCACAAATTGAGGAATTGCGCAGGCAGAATGCACATCTTCAAGAAGTGAATTCTAAATATATGGGTGAGCTTCACGGCTTCAAATCGGAGATAGCTACATTAAGAGACATGCAAAGAGAGCAGCAACTTTTAGCTGCTGGTGATCCTAGAGCGTTAGCCAAAAGGCAAGAGCAAGCAAAACAAGAAGAGATCAAGGAAGAATTATTTAAAATCTTCCCTCACTTGAAACAGTTGGAGAATGGCCTACCAACTCAATCAGCAAGAGATGATCAATTCTTTTTAAACTCTGCTCGAGCAGAAGGCTACAAGCAAGCTGAACAGCTTGGGTTTAAAGACGAAGCGAGTAAGCAATTCATGGTTTATGCCGCAGATATGCTGATGCAAGTCAACCCTGCTTGGAAACAACGCTTCTATGAACAAAAAGACATGTCTGTCTTAAATGAAGTGTCTCAATTTATCCAAAAACAAATCTTTGAGCCCAGAGACAAAATGATCGAGCAAAGAATTTTGGAGCGTTTAAGAAAACAAAATAAAGTTTCTGCTCCAATTCCTCCAAGAGGTGGTGGCTCTGCAAAACCTGCCGCTGATGTTCAGCGAATCGATTCTAGAAATTCTACGGATCGAGCAAAGGTTTATGAGCACTTATTTTCTCGTCATGCAGATTCTGGGAATGAATAAATACTATGGGACTTACTCAAAACGTTGATACGTCAACCTTTGAAAATGCGATGAAAGATGATTACTACAAGGATATCATCACTTCGCAATTAAACGATAAACAAAAATTAGTTAGCATTTTTACTAAAGACATTGAAGGTTTTGATAGTGGAGGTAACCAACTCGTTGCTTCTATTAAAACAAACCGTAACTACGCTGTGCGTTCTGTTACTGACGGTGGAATGCTTCCTAACCCACGTAGCCCACAATACAAAAAATTGTATGTGCCTAAACGCTACACCTACGGTTCTGTGCAAATCACTGGCCCTGTAATGAAACAATCTTTAAAAAGCGCTGCTTCATTCGGTCGTGCTTTAGAAGATGTTACCCAAGATTTGGTTGAATCGATTGACCGATTTAGAAACCGAGTACTTTGCGGTTATGGCCGTGGTATTCTTGCTTTAGTAAACGGAGCAGGTTCTGGAAGTGCTACCATTAACGTTGATAGCCCAGGTGGATTTTCTGGTTCTGTAAACGGTCCTCGTTTCTTAAACGAAGGAATGGAAGTCGCAATTTGTGATTCTAGTACCGGTGCTATTTTAGCCGTTCGTTTAGTGGATAGCTTTGACACCTCTGCTAATACTGTTACCTTCACTCAACCTGTAAGTGCTGGTGAAGCTCCAGACAATTCTTTGATTGTTCTTGGAACCACAAACGGAACTGACGTTGAATCTTCTCTTGATATTGAGCCTATGGGCGTCATGGGAATTATCGACGACGGAACTTTTGTAAACGATTACTTCGGAAATCTTCGAAGCTCTGTTCAAATCTTAAAATCTACCGTTATTCCTACTGTTGGTGTGTTAACCGCTATGAAACTTCAACGTGGTTTGGACGCTACCGATCGTAAATCTGGTTACACTCCTGACATTTACTTAATGGATCACTCTGTAAGACGTGAATACTTAGGTATTCGTGAAGCAGATTTCCGTTACTTAGATGACAAAATGACTCCTGATGTCGGTTTCGACGGTGGAGCATTAAACGGGGAAATCAAATACACCAAAACCAGAATCATTCCTATTAAGGACTTTGCTTATGGTTATTGGGTTGGGGTTTACAAGCCAATGATGGTTCGAACTGTAGATTCTGAAGGTGAATGGATTAACGAAGACGGTGCAATCCTTTCTCGTATTCCTAACCGTGACGTTTTCTTGGCGAACTACAGAATTTTCGAAAACTTCTGGAGTCGTCAACCTAACTCTGGTTTCCGATTGGATGGAATCACCGCTACTATTGATCCAGATCATATTTTCTAAGATTAACAATTTATTTTGGGGGGAGTAATACTCCTCCCAATTATTAAAAGTGAGGTTTTAATATGCCAAATGTCGCTACAACTGGAAACCTGCCTTACGTACAGGACCTTTCTGGTAAAATGATTGGTGGAACTAGAGCTTTTGGGCTTCCTACCCCAACTGCAACAAAACAATTTCCATTAGGATGCCTTCTTTATAATGATGAAGGAGATGGCACCATTTACAAATATGTTCAAGCAACAGCCGCTTCCATTGCTGCCGGTGATGTTGTTTCTTTATCTGGTGGTGGAACCACTGTTTCTACTACCCCAGCAAGTGCTACTGGTGTTGCCACTCGAGTGGGTGTTGCACCTTATGCATTCACTGCAAGTTACTATGGATTCATCGTTGTTCATGGACCTGTATTAGCAAGAAGTGGTACTGTTTCTGCTGGAACAGTAGTTGTACCTAACGTGGCAAGCGCTGGAGCAGTTGTAGCTTTAGCTCCTGGTGCTGGATACGCTCAAGCTGAAGCAGTAGCTGCAATGTCAATTATTGGTGTTGCTGGTACTCCTGATTCTGGCGGATTTGCAACTATTTTTGTTCGAAATTGCTTATAATAAAAGGGGAGAAAAACTCCCCTTTTTTTAATTAAGGAGACTTATGGGAAATTTTACACTTTCCAATTTTGAAAGAGTGAGTGTTGGTGGAGAGTACAAAGCTTGGATGGCGACCCACACTATGTCTAGCTCTTATGCGACTGGTGGCGATGGCTTTTCTGGTACTAGCTACCCATTCAATTATATTAAAGATATTTTATTTCCTTCTGTAGTTGCTTCTTCAGACTATACTTTAAAATTTGATGAAACAGCTCAGAAAACTTTAGCTTATGTGGTTTCTGGTTCTGGCGGAGCTGGCACGACCGATCCTGCATCAGGTGGTACTCCAGCCGGAAGTATAAATTTAAATTCCATTACAGAATCACCAACAGTTACAGGTGGTGCAGGTACTTTAGCATTTGTCCCTATTAATGTAACTTGTGTTTATGCAACGGCTGCTGGGACTCCTGCGCCTCTTCGAGTCGTGCCTTCTTCTATAGTTCCTGTCACGGGACAAATTGCAATCAATTTTGGAACAGGTGCATTTAGTACATTTGCTGGTGATGCGGTGACTGCTATCACCATTGTTTATCAAAATTCAGTTGGTACTTTTACAGGTTCTGTTCTTGGAACACACACACACGGTTTTACAGGTGGTGGAAGTATTTCAATGGCTCAAGTTTCAAACGGTACAAACTTAAGCTCAGTGTCTACTCGTGTTTTAATATTTGGAAAAGAAGTCTAATTCTAAAGTGTTTAGAATAAATAATTCCCAGTGCGGGAGAAAGGCAGTTTTATGAATAATGAATTTAAATGGCTATGTAATCCAACAAAGAAGCATTTTATTTTTCAATTTGATTCGGTTGAATATGAAGTGCCTGCTCAAAGCAGAAAACTATTTCCAGCAGTAGTTGCAAGTCATGGATTGAAAGCTTCTTACGGATTAACCGATCCTGAATTTGATAGGGACGGAAACGTTGTTAAGGCTGGTAATGATGTTTATTGCCGATGTCGGTTAGAAGATGCAGATGTGATGAACCCTATTGGATACAGTGAACCAGTTATTCTTGAGCGCTCAAGAGATACGGCAAGAGATGTTGTTTCTCTTTCGGTAGATCCAGAAAAACCGATTAAGAAATATATCAAAAAAACCAAAAAGGTTGAAGAAGAACCTGAAAAAGTCATGGAGGAATAGCCATGATTAGAGGCCCAAGAACAGACCGTTCGAGACATAACGAAAGCGATGTAGAAAACTATATTCGTTCCTATGACAATAGGCTTTCACTACGTTTTTCAGATAACCAAGGTCATTATTATATTACTCGCTCAATTGAACGCAAAATTTGGGACGATACTGACCCTGAAGTAAAAGAAATGTTATTGGCTAAAGGCTCGGTCTATGCCGAAGCCTTGGCCAATAAAGAAGTCGTGGCATGTACACCTATTGAGGTGTGGATGATGGAAGAGAAGGACGTGGTGCTTAGAAATGTCATGCGTCATTTGAAGATGAACGACATGAAGCGCTTTGGTGTTAATCACGAAGACCGAGTTAAGTATGTAGAAAATGAAAATTCAAATCATTGGGATGATTTTGAAGCAAATAATAAACTTAAGCTTGGGCAAGACATTAGCGCTATGGGGCGTGAGTTTTTTAGAGATAACTGCATTCCTAAATCTAGTTTGATTGGTGTTAAAACAACAGAGGAATAGTTTATGGCTGATTTTGCAACGTTTGGAGATTTAAAAAATCGTGTTCGTGAAGGATTGGCAGATAATACAGACACATTTTTTACAGCTACAGAAATTGGAGTCGCAGTAAATGAAGGTGTTTGGGAGCTTTATAAAATGCTCCATGCTGCAAACATTGGTTTCTTTTTTAACTTAACCCCTGAAGTTATTACCATTACACCAAGTGCAAATTATTACACGCTTACAAACAATTTTGCTTGGGTTGACCAAATTATGCCGGTTGACCCAAACAATAATGCTTTATCTTTCTATTACAAAGACAGGCATGATGAGTTTTTTAGAGATTTGCTTCAAGCTGGTGCTGATCAGTTTTGGACTAGTAGTGGAACTTATTTTTTTGATGTGGTTTCTGACAAAACTATAGTCGTTGTACCAAGACCAAGCATGACGTTTAACGTGAATGTTTATTTGGTTCAAGACCCAATAGAAATGTCAGCGGATGGGGATATCCCACCACTTAAAACAATATTTAGACCTGTTGTAGTAGAGTACGCAGTAAGAAAATTAAAAAATAAAGAAGAAACTGGTGAGTACATGTCTAATGAGAAGCTTTTGGCGTTCTTATTAGAAAGTACTTCTAAATACGTTAAACCAAGAAGTGGAACAAACCAACTTACTGTTGAAGCATATTAAAAATGGCAATTGAACGCGTTAAATCTAAAAATCCTGTCCATTATTTCCAAAACTTTGAAGGCCTTAACACGCAATCAAATCGTTATGGTAAAAATTCTAACCAAGCATTAGTTGCTGACAATATTGTTTTGGTTAAAAGAGGATTCCAGGATCGTGGGGGCCAAGATCTTCTCGTTGCTGAAAATGGTTTGGAAAGTCTTTATGGTTTAGAATTTGTTCGAACTGTTAGTGGAGTAACAACAAGAAAAAAGATAAGTTTTGCAGCAAATGGGAATGTTTATGATTATTCCACTGACCCTGCAACATTAATTTATAGTGGCTTAACTCCTGGCGTTATTCCTGATGTGATTGTTGCTCGTGGATGGCTTTGTTTTTCTGATGGGGCAACTATACCTCAAAAATATGATATGACTACGGTCTATCGTTGGGGGATTGTAGCTCCAGCTACAGCTCCGACATTAGCTGGTGGTGCTGCTGGATTACCTAATGGTACTTACCGATTTAGAGTAGCGTATAGAAGAAATCCTGTGGATGCAATTGACCCAGGCTCTACTTCTAGTATGGGAACAATCTCTTCTCCTGTTACAGTAGCAAACCAAATCATTGATTTAACAAATATTCCAACTTCATTAGATCCTCAAGTTTCTGCTCGTGAAATATATGTAGAAGTTGGTGGGCTTTGGTATTTGGCTGGAGAAATAAATGATAACGTTACCACAACATTTTCTTATAATCAGGCGGATACTGTTATTGTTTTAAGTGAGCAAGGAAGAACTGATAGAGACCCTATCCCTACTTCATGTAAGATCTTAGCATTTCACAAAGATATAGTTTTTGGCTCTGATGGTCGAATACTCTATTGGTCTTCTTTAAATGAATTTGAATCTTTTTCTCAGTTACAAAGAGCTTCAAACGCATTTCAAACAGACGATGGGACAGACATTACAGCTCTTACAAGCTATACAGATTTGGCGGTTGCTAAAGAGAGGTCAATTTACGTTAGAAGTGGTGACGACATTAGTTATACCATTTCTAAAAAGATTACTGATTCTGGGGTAGTGGCTAGAAACTCTGTAATTGTTAAAGATAACATTCTTTATTACTTGGCTCACGATGGTTTTAGGGTTTTTGATGGAAACACTTCTAAAATTATTTCTCGTAATATTAACAATCTACTTTATGGCTTGCCTGATGAGAAGATTGCTTACTCCCCAAACATCTACAAAGTAACTGGAGTTTATTATTCTAATAATAACGTAGAATCTATGGTTTGGACCATTCCAACTGCAACAGCGCTTGGAGTTCAACAATATAATAGAGCATTTTGTTATTATCCTGGTTTTATAACGACAGATTCGCAAGGCCAAAAAGTTGGGGCATGGGTTACATGGTCTGCGTTACAGGCAAGGTTTATATTTAAAGCAATCAATCCAACTTCACTTAATGATAATCTTTTTACATTTGGGCTTACAGGAGCATTAAGGCAGCTAGATACTGGATATCAAGATGTGGGAACAAATATTACCTGTATTTACAGACAGGCTGATCAATATGATCAAAAACCAGTTTCCAAAAAACGACTTCGAGATATATTTATTTCTGTTTATAGTGTTACTCCTCCTTATGAAAAGACTCCGACTTGTGAATGGTTTGTAGATGGTTCGGCAACAGGTGTTGTTGTCCCTGTTAACTTTTATGGATTGGGGGCAGCCAGGTTTGATTCAGGGATTTTTGATTCTTCGCATTTTGCTTCCGAAGGCGATTTGATTGCACACACGGGTTATAACTCAAATCCATTTTATACTATATGTCC